CCACGCGCGCGATACACCGCTGACCGCCTTCGCCCATCGAATGTAATCATGTGTCGCGCCACCCTGCGGTGGCTGCCGGATGCGCTCCAGGACGCGGACGCGTAGATCGTCGTCGTTCTCCACATCAGTGCCGCCGTCCATCGTGACCACTATCACGCGGTCATCGACGCCCGGCACCGATGTGACGATGTCGAGGCTCACGCCTGCCAACAGATTGCCGGCCTTGCCGGGATCAAGTGCGCGCACCGATCCGGGCGTGGGCGCATCGGCATCCAACACGACTGTGCGCAAGGTCTCGTAGGCTTGGCCGTCGGTATACTGGAGCTGCGTTGCTACGGGCACAACAGACCCGCCGGTGCCGGTGAATGTCACTTCACCTTCCGCCAGCGTCGCCATCTTGCGGCCGGTGGTGCCGTCGGCATTAGTCAGCCAGATGTCGCCATGCCGATCGAGCCATTCGGTCTCGGCGGTGTCGGGCAGGAGCTGCAACGCCAGCCAATCGATATATTGCAGCGTGAGATGGCAGAGCGCGCCCTGGTTATCGGACAGCACGCGCAGCACGGAATTCGGCACGCTCGCATCCGCACCCGGAAGCGAACCCCGAATGTTGTCGCGCACGAGGCTGCGAACCTCGCGAAGCGTAGGTGTTGACCAGGGCATGGGTTTTCCTAGAGCGTTAGCAGTGGCGCTATGGCCACTGCGTGTCGCCAGTCGTGTACGGCAGGATCGGCCCTTGCGGGATGATCTCGTCCCAGAGCACTTGGTAGCGCAGGTCCACCGCCAGTTCGGGGCCGCGGTAGAGCCGGATCAATGCGTCGATGCGCTGCCTGTCCACCTGCTCAGCTCTAATTTCGATCCGGGACGCGATCCTGAGGTCGAGGAAAGGCTGCAATGCTTCGCGGATGTAGTGCTCGACGCGCACCACGGTCGCGCCCTGGAAGGCGCCTGGACCTACGATCTTGTCGCGCTTGAGCAGCCACAGCCGGCAGCCGATCGGCCAGCCATGCCAGATGCTGTCGGCTTCGAGATCGCCCCACCAGCCGCGCCGATCGGTCGAGTCCGGGTCGGGCAGGATGTCCTCGCGCTCCGCGAGCCGATCGGTGCCGAGGGCGACGATGACCGCGGTCGCCAGCGACTCGGTATTGTCGAGCGTGCCGTTGTCGAGCAGCAACCAATCGACCGACTCCTCGGTCTGATAGGGAAACTCGGAGAGCTGGACGAGGCGGACGTCGGGCATGCTCTACCATCCTGTCGTCACGTCGTAAGCGATGACAGCGGCCACCGTGGTCAGCGCATTCACCGCCGCGGTCTTGCTGTTCCTGGTGGTCTGCAACGTCTTGCGCCGCGTGGCGATGCCGGACATGAGTCCGATCATCTCTGCCATCGTCAGATTGACCGTGCTCGTAGCTCCGAGCGGCATCCAAGGGATCGCGTTGCCAGATGGCACAGCACTTCCAGGAGTGATGGGCGTCACCGCCACGCTCGGCAGCGCGGGGATCGCGTCGAACGTGACGCTAACCGTCAACATCCCAGAGGTGATGCCAGGAGCGGCACCGCCATGAGCCTCGTTGTATTGCAGTTGCCTATTGATCGTCTGGTACGACGCATCACCAGAGCCGTCGCCGATCACCCTCTGGTTCAAGAACGTGATGAGTGCGTTGCCCTTGTCAACAATGCGTGCGCCGATATAGCTGATAAGCGACGTGAAATTACCGTTCACGTTGGTGGCGAGCGCCGCCAGACGATTGTTGATCAGGCCCACCAGCGAGCTTGCGCCACCGTCACTGACCATGTTGTAGAGCGCAGGCACCGCAGTCAGCGACATTGCCGTCACCGTTTCGTCGTTGGCCTCCCAGGTGAGCGCGCCGGCCGCGACCGTATAGGCAAAAGGCGCCTGCCGCTTCGATCTGTAGATTTCGGCGATCAGATCGGTCTGAACCTTCTTCGCCTGCACCAGCGTGAGGTTCGGCATCTTGGTCAGGAACTGCTGGAAGAACGGACAGTACGGAATGATGTCGAAGAAGTTCTCGCGCAGTCCGTTGGTGCTCTCGCGCTCGATCTCGCCGTGGCCGTCGCGCCATTGCAACATCCAGATCGTCGATGCGAGAGCGGTCAGGTCGAGGTCCTGGACGCTGTCGTTATCGACGCTCATTACATTGGGGCTGCGGACAAGCCACCACTGCACGGGGCATCACTCCTTGCAGTAGCTGTCCTTCTTGACCAGCATCGGGATTTCCGACCAGCACCCCATCCTGTCCACGAAGATGCGCATGTCGTTGATCCTCAGATGGACGTGCTCGTCGGTCGCCTGTGTCGATTTTTTCCGATCGGTCATATAGGTCGAGGAATCGCTGGGGCGCTGGGCCGAATGCGCCGGACCATGCCGCTGGGTCTGCACGCTGCCAGTCTGCTCCATGTAGACCTGAGACTTCTTGTTGTCGTCGAGCGCCGCCTTCTGCCCGGTCGCCTGCTGCTGTTGCTGCTGCTTCTGCCCGCCGCCGGACCCGCCGCCATCAGCCTGCTGCTGCGGTGACGGCTTCTGCTGCTGCTGGTCGTCCTGGGGTTTCGGCACCAGCGCGATCCGCTGCACGCGGTCGTCCCGGCAAGACATGAAGTTGCCGCCGCCTGTCATGTGAAATTGCTGGCGATCATCCTTGCCGCGATACATCGCGGAATCGCCTTTCTCCAGGCTGTGCAGCCGGTGGCGGCGATCATCCATGATGGCGCAGACCGGAAACGAGCGGTTGCCGCCCATGAACGACATGAAGCCCTCAGCAGAACCGGTGATCTCGCCGTTCTCGCCCTTGGTCGCGTCCGCGACCACGGAGGTGAAGCCGTAGTTCTGCGGCGATTCGACTTCGCTGCGCGTCTCGCCCTTCATCATGTTGCCGCCCATCTCCTGCATGAGCTGGCCGTCGTCGGCCTTGTCGATGAGGGTGCGTGCGCCACCGGACGAGTAAGCCCGAAACGATGTATTCAGCGGTGTAGCGCGGTGCATTGCTCGCTCTCCTTTCACATTTGGGGAATGCCGCCGGGGTCTGGCAGTGTTGGCGGCGCCGGATCAGGAGGCTCCGCCGGTTTCGGCGATACCGGGGGCTGATTCATGGTCGATGTCGCGGGACCAGGAGGCTGCGGCACGCCGGGTCGCCCGACGTTGAGATCGGATTGATCCTTGAGCCGCCACGGCGGCACCAGATGCAACGTGGTCAGCGTGCCTGAGCTGCGATCCTGCGTGAACGTCGCGGTCTCGACCTTCATCACCATGTCGAGCATGGCCATCGGCGACCACACATAGATGTCTTGCCCCGCGAGCCAGAGGCCGGCGTCCGCCGTCAGCCAACCCTGCACCGTGATGTTGGCTTCGATGTCGGTGCTCTCATGCCAGAGCGCTTCGTTATAGGCGCGTTGCGCAACTTCCATTTCGTTCCAGACCGGCTGCTCCGCGGGCGTCAGAAGCGGGCTGTAGCATTGCAGAGAGCCGGGCGCCTTCGCCTCTTGTTCGCTGGCCTTCCGCCCGTGCTGCTGATTATTGGCTGCCGTCTGGCCACGAACCCAATAGTAGGAATATTTGTCCTTGACCGATTTCGTGCACTGGCAGCGCAGGATGTTCTGGCCTTCGATCAGTTCGCGAACCACTTCGCCCTTGTGATAGTCGATCGCCAGCATATTGCCTTCGTGGTCGCTACCCAGAACGATGCCGCGCGGTCGTGCGATGCGTTCGAGAAAATTCCAGATCGTTTCACCCGGCTCATTTTGCAGCCGCACGAACGGCAACGGATTGAGCTTGCCGACGGGCACGAGTTTGACCCCGGTCGGCGCCAACACCGAGCGCGCCACTTGCTCGAAGCTCATGCCGTCGAAATTGTTCTTGCCCAGGATGCTGGCGCGCTGAGCGCACCACGTTCGGCCGACGCCTTGCAACATCACGCCGTGCGTTCTGGCGTCGTAGGCGACCTGCCGCACCAGGATCATGCCGACGACGGCCAGCAAGCCGCCGAGATAGATGCGGACCATGCTGCCGGGTTCGAACTGGCGCTTCTCCCAAAATTGCGGAAGCGGATCGCGTTCGGCACATGTGAATCGAAAGAT